GTTGCTGACGACTTTGTTTTAGATTTAGGTCAAATCAAAGTTGATTTTGTGTATAGCGGTACCACCTGGCAGGTATATGCTGCTGTTGGACACGCAGGTCCAACAGGACCCGCAGGACCCAATGGTATAGATACACCAGTTTCAACAACAGTCGCATTAGCAATTGCATTAGGATAACAAGGATATAATATGGCTAAGAAACGAATCAGAGATTATGTGTTTACTCCTGGGTCAGCAGGATCAGGCACATTAAAGTTTCCAGGAAACTATACACTAGCAGATCTGCTAGTTATAACTAACACCACAGACAATGTTATCATTTATAACTTTGCAGATAGTGCATTTGCTGGAACTACAATTACATTTACTGCAGGAAACGATAGCACAAATTTCCCTACAATTTCTTATAAAACAGATGGATATACTACAATTACATTAGCTGCTAATACAGCTAGCATGAGCGCAAATGATAGTTTACAAATTTATGTTGAAGGCAAAGAAAACGAAGCAACAACTATTAGACCTTGGAATTTTGGAACAGATGCAATTGAACGTATGCGTGTTTCTAATCCACAATCTCTAATTGACGCTGACTTTGAATATGGTCTACAGCCTACTAAATGGGCAGGTTACGGTACAATTAGAGGATATCCTGGCTCATATGAGCTTCCTGGTATTGACTTGGATGTAAGTGCTATTACTACTGATTATACCACTACTAGTAGTACAAATAGCTTGATAACTATTACGTTTACCACTGCACATAGTATGTCTGCTGGCTTCGTAGTCAATGTATCGGGACTTGACTCAGGTATAACTGGTTTTGGTCGTGCTGACGGTAATTTTGTTGTATTTTCTGTTCCCACATCGACGACGGCGACTTATTTTGCAAGAGGTTTAGTCGGCACCAGCAACGGGCAAAGTTTGAAAACTGACGAAACCTTAGCGAAACGAGGAGCATTTTATGTTGGTGCAAGCATACCATATAACACTGTTACTAGTAACGGATCAAATCCAAGTACCATTACACTCAATTTCTTAGGTCCACATGGGCTTATACCAGGCACACTGATTCATGTTAACATGGCTAGTGGTACAAATGCTGCGTTAGCTACTGGTCCATTTGTTGTGCTAACAACACCAAGTTTAACGTCATTAACATACTTAGCAAGAGCCGGTGGTGCAGTTTCTAGCCCTGCTACTGTAACATTGTACGCAAATTCAAACGCAACTATCTTACATAGACCCATGGATGGGGGCGTTATTCTTTCAACTAAGACGCCAACTTATGGTGCATCAGTTGTTCGTCAAACTAAGAAATATTTTAGATATCAGTCAGGAAAAGGCTACTTGTGGTCCTCGGGTACGTTATTTAAACCAAATTATAGCATTATCACTGTATCTGCAAGTGGAACTAGTATAGGTGCTACTATTACAATTACAACAGATGATATCGACCACGGTCTTCAAGCAGGTTCTTCGATTGAACTAACCGGTGTCACTACTAGCGGATATAATGGAACTTATACCGTTGCATCAATTACAAGTGACTATGCGTTTACTGTTCTTGCAACATCACTCTTAGGCAGTGCAACACCAACACTGGACCAGAAAACCAAAGTATATGTAAAAAGTTGGCAAGGCGCTGCGGTACGTGCAGGAGTATTTGACGATCAGAATGGTTTGTTCTGGGAATTCAACGGTATTGACTTGTATTGCGTTAGACGCAGTGCTACATTCCAAATTGCAGGAACAGCTACCGTTGCTGCTAATAACAACTTAGTAACAGGTAGTGGGACTAGATTTACAAAACAGCTACGAGTTGGTGACAGAGTTGTTATCAGAGGTATGATACACTTTGTAACACAAGTGTACGACGATACTAATCTATACGTTACACCTGACTATCGTGGTATTAGTGCAAGTGGTGTTAGAATTACCTTAGTTGAAGAATTGCGAATGAAGCAAGGAGACTTTAACATAGATAATCTAGATGGAACAGGTCCGAGTGGATTTGTTCTAGATATGAATAAGATGCAAATGATAGGACTGCAATACAGTTGGTATGGTGCAGGCTTTGTTGACTTTATGGTACGTGGAAGCGATGGTCACTGGGTATTTGCTCATAGAATTAAAAACAATAACATTAATGATGAAGCATATATGCGTTCGGGTAACTTACCTATTAGATATAGTATTGAAAACGATAGTCCAAGCACTTATCTAACAGCTAGTATGGATGCATCTCAAACAACTATACCAGCGGCTGATTTAACATTGTTTCCTAATTCTGGGACAATGTATGTTGACAACGAAATGATTAGTTATACTGGAAGAAGCGTAACGTCAGGTGCAGGAAACTTTACGGGATGTACCAGAGCAGCTACGTTAGTGCAATACCAGCAAGGTAATACTAATACACTTACTGCCGGCTCTGCGACAACCCACACAGCAAACACAGGGGCTATTATTATTAGTAACACTTGCAGTCCTACGCTTACACACTGGGGTAGTGCATTGATTGCAGATGGCGGATATGACGAAGATCGTGGTTATATCTTTAACTACCAAAGAACTAGTTTTGCTCTTACTACTTCCACAAAAACTGCATTCTTAATTAGACTTGCGCCTAGCGTTTCTAACAGTGCGGTGGGTCAATTGGGTTCAAAAGATTTGCTAAACAGAAGTCAGTTACTGTTGCAAGCAGTTGCTACTGCTTGTTCTGGAGGTTCGTCAGCTGGTGCTGTTATCGTTGAAGGTGTGTTAAATCCTAGAAATTATAGTAGTGCAACATGGTTTGCACTTAATACCGAATCGGTGGGCGGACAACCCAGTTTTGCTCAAGTTGCAACAACAGTTGTTTATACCAGCGGTACGGCTGCGTTACCTGGAGAACAAGTATTTGCGTATACTGCACCGTCTGCTACTGACGGATCGGTTGACGGTGCTTTAGATTTAACAAAGTTGAAAGAACTAACTGGAGCACCACTAGGGGGTGATTATAAGTTTCCTGATGGTCCCGATATTTTAGCTATTAATGTTAGAACAACAACAGGTACAGCAACAGGTCACATTCTGTTAAGATGGTCAGAGGCGCAAGCGTAAGGAAATAAAATGGTAGTTAAGTTAAGTGATTTTTTAAACACATCGTTCAGCACATATACAGAAAATGACGCTTTCAATACAAGTGTAGTGTATCCCATTACGCTAACGCATACTACCACCGCCACACCCGGCGCAGGGATTGGTACTGGTTTAAAATTTATTACTGAAACCAGTGCAGGTAATAATGAAATTGGCGGTTTAATTGATGTTGTTACTACTGATGTGACTTCTACCAGCGAAGATTTTGCTTTTGTTTTCAAAACAATGGCAGGTGGAAATGCTGCAACTGAAAGTTTGAGAATAGGAAGTACAGGCGACTTAACAACTGCAGGTGACTTGGTAGTTAACGGCGGTCAAGTAACATTAACTGCTACCAGTACAAGAGACAAATATCGTGTTTGGACTAGTAGCGATTATGCTATCGGTATGCAGAATAGTGTGACATTTGGCGCAATCAATAATGATTATGCTATGACATTTCAAATGTCAGACACTGCAAACAGAGGCTTCTGGTGGGGTGATACAACACACACTGTAGCACAAGGCGCAATGGCACTTTCTACAGACGGTAAACTTAGTGTTGCACACAGTCTAAGATTGGGTTACGGAGAAAGTGATACTACTACTCCTGGAATAGATTTTGTACTTGATGTAAACGGCGGCATCAATGCTACTAATGTTGATTTTGGTAATGTTGACATTGGTGTTACTACAGGGTTTGATTCTTGGAAATATAACGGTAATAGTTTTGATCTTAGTAACGAAACCGTAGATCCGGGGGGAATATTTGTTGACTCTACTGGGGATAGAGCCTTCATTGTAGGCATCGGCCCTCCAAACGTTTACAAATATGTATTCCAAACTACTAATAAAATAGATACACTATTGTATGCATTTGACGACCTCGGTATCTCTGCACAGGATGATCAACCAACTTCTGTATTTTTAAAGCCCAACGGCCTAGAATTATATGTTACTGGATTAGATAATAGTTCGATCTATCAATATACACTAAGCACTGCTTGGTTGTTATCTAGTGCTACATACACTTCTACATTAAGTGTGTCGGCAGTTGATACAATACCTGTTGGATTGTTCTTTAAATCCGACGGAACTAAAATGTACTTGCTGGGACAACAAAACGCAGATGTGTATCAATACAATTTAAGTACGGCGTGGGACATATCTACTGCGACTTATTTGCAAACACTTAGTTTAGCAACCTCTGCAAAAACCCCCACTGCAATAACGTTCTCCAATGACGGTTCTATACTTTATATTACTGACAGCAAATATGATAGTATAGTTAAATTTACATTAAGCACTGCGTGGGACATTAGTAGCGCAGTTTATACTGATAAATTAGACATTGGTGATGCAGGTGGCACCAGTTTAACTAACCCGGTAGGTATTGCACTTAGTGAAACTGCAAATCGTTTATTCATTATTTGTGCTAGTAACGATAAAGCGTTTGAACTTGATTTAACATCACCATCGGTTCGAGTTACTGGAAATAGATTTATCGTTAATAATGATGTACATATAAAAAATGATCTAGTAGTATATCAAGATGCTAGGATACAAAAAAATGTAGAAATAACTGGTACAACTATATTACACGATAGCTTGAGTGTGACCGGTACGATCTCAACAAGTGCGGCCGATACTGCTACTGCAGCAACACATTACTACGTAGAAATAGCAAGTGATGGTGCAATTAGACCAAAAACACTAGCAAATGCCACAGCAGAACTCGTAACCACTGCTGCAGTAAATAGCGCCGCCGCTACAACTGTCGGAATTATTACAAGTGGTGAGTGGCAGGGCACTGTTATTGATGGGCAGTATGGCGGTACTGGGGTAGCGAATACAGGTAAGACTATCACTCTTGGCGGTAATTTTACTCATACTGGTGCACATACTCTTGACGTTACAACTACTGCTACCACAAGCATAACTCTGCCGACTACTGGCACTTTGGCTACTACTTCAAATAAACTCTCAGTGTTCGCAGCAACATCATCCTCTGAATTAGCTGGTGTTATATCAGATGAAACAGGTAGTGGCGTATTGGTATTTGGTACAGCACCAACATTTACTACTACCATTGATGGTGGTGCTACATTTGGTGCTTTTGCAAGTTCAACTGCACTAACACTTGGTTACACTAGTACTGCAGCAAGCACAACTAATATTTCAACAGGTGCTGTTGCATCCGCAACAACTAAAACTATCAACTTAGGTACTGGTGGTGCAGCCGGTTCTACTACTAATATCAACATTGGTGATGCAGATGGCGGTACTACTGCTATTGCTAGTCCAACAGTCACAGTTGCAGGTGTAGCAGATACTGCCACTGCAGCAACACATTACTATGTTGAAATAGCAACTGATGGTACAGTTAGACCAAAAACACTTGCAAATGTTAAAACTGAGATTGTAACCACCGCTGCAGTAAATAGCGCCGCAGCTACAACTGTTGGGACAATTACAAGTGGTACATGGAATGGCAGTGTCATCAGCGCAACTTATGGCGGAACTGGTTTATCAAGCCTAGGCACAGGTGTTGCTACTTGGCTGGGTACACCTTCTTCTGCTAACTTACTTTCTGCAATAACAGACGAAACCGGTAGCGGTGCGTTAGTATTTGGAACTGCTCCGACATTTACTACTTCAATAGATGGCGGCGCAACATTTGGTGCATTTGCAAGTTCTACTTCGCTAACATTAGGTTACACCAGTACTGCAGCAAGTACAACAAATATTTCAACAGGTGCAACCGCTTCAACAGTAACCAAAACTGTTAATTTAGGCACTGGTGGTGCAGCTGGGTCAACCACTAACATTAACATTGGCTCAAGTGTTGCTGGTACAACTACAATTAGTTCTCCAAACATAACAATTAGTAGTCTAGCAGACACCGCAACCACCGCAACACACTATTATGTAGAAACAGCTAGTGGAAACATATTACCAAAAACATTAGCAAATGTTAAAACTGAAATAGTAACAACTGCTGCAGTAAATAGCGCCGCCGCAACTACTGTTGGTACAGTTACAAGTGGAACATGGCAAGGTACAGTTATTGATCCTACATATGGCGGTACTGGCGTCAATAATGGCGCAAAAACTATCACTCTTGGGGGTAGTTTTACTCATACTGGTGCACATACTCTTGAAGTTACAACTACTGCTAGCACAAGCATAACTCTACCAACTACTGGTACTTTAGCAACCACCTCAAATAAGCTATCAGCTTTTGCAGCAACTACATCATCTGAATTAGCTGGTGTTATATCAGATGAAACAGGAAGTGGTGCATTAGTGTTTGCATCAAGTCCAACGCTAACTACTCCGACTTTAGGCGTTGCATCTGCAACAAGTATCAACAAAGTAACATTAACGGCACCTGCCACTGGTTCCACATTAACAATCGCTGATGGTAAAACACTAACAGCAAGCAATACTCTAACATTTACTGGCACTGATGGCATATCAGCTGCATTTGGAGGAGGTGGCACAGTTGCTTACACAGGCGGTACACTTGCACAATTTGCAGCAACCACTAGTTTACAATTAGCTGGTGTTATTAGTGACGAAACTGGTTCGGGTGTATTAGTATTTGCTACTGCCCCAACATTTACTACTACCATTGATGGTGGTGCAACTTTTGGTGCTTTTGCAAGTTCCACTGCACTAACACTTGGTTATACTGGTACTGCTGCAAGCACAACAAATATTTCAACTGGTGCAACTGCAACTGCTACAACTAAGACAATTAACTTAGGAACTGGTGGTGCAGCTGGGTCGACTACTAACATAAACATCGGTTCGAGTGTTGCAGGCACTACTACTATTAGTTCTCCAAACATAACAATCTCTGGTTTAGCAGATACTGCAACAACTGCAACACATTACTACGTAGAAACTACTGCTGGAAACATACTACCAAAGACGTTAGCAAATGCTAGAACGGAAATAGTAACAACCGCAGCCGTTAATGCTGCAGCAGCGACTACAACAGGTACAGTTACTAGTGGTACTTGGAGCGGATTGTTTGGTGCAGTATCTGGTGCAAACTTAACAAGTTTAACTGCTGGTAACTTATCTGGCACTATTCCAAGTGGTGTACTGGGTAACTCGGCGCTGTTTATTGGTACAACTTCAATTGCACTAAACAGAACAACTGCGTCCCAAACACTAACAGGTGTTAGTATTGATGGTAACGCAGCTACCGTAACAAATGGTGTATTAACTACAGGTAACCAGTCAATTGCTGGTATCAAAACATTCTCTAACGGTACTGCATCAACTACTAACACCACAGGTTCTGTTGTAATTACAGGCGGCTTAGGTGTAAGTGGTGCTATTAACGCAGGCGCTGATGTTACTGCATATGCTACATCAGATAGCAGATTAAAAGCTAATATCGAAAATATTCCAGATGCACTAGCAAAAGTAAATCAACTAAACGGTGTTACCTATAACTGGAACGAACTTGCACACGAAGTAGAACACAAAGATACTAATGTCAGAGAAGTTGGTGTTCTTGCACAACAAGTAAATGATGTGCTTCCAGAAGTAATCAACGTTAGAGACAACGGTTACATGGCAGTGCGTTATGAAAAAATGGTTCCTTTACTAATCGAAGCTATCAAAGAATTAACTGAACAGAATCGTCAACTAGCACAAAGATTATCCGATCTTGAGGACAACAATTGAGGGTTGACATTCTAAATAAATAATGCTAGTATAGAATATTATAGGAAAAATTTATGGCACTACCAGCGACAGGTTCGACAATTAGTATCAACAGTATCCAAGTCTATTACGGGGTAACTAGTGGCACTACTAAATCGATGAGTCAGCTTGGGGTGAATCACATGGGCATTACAGCAGGTACTACTATTAATCTTAGTGCCACATTTGGCGGACAACCATAAGAAAACTCAAAGGAGAAATCAATGTCAACCACTAAATTTGAATACACTACTTTTGAACTAAGTGAATACACTACAGTAGCAAGTAAGTATAGAAAAATCTGCGAAGATTTAAACACACTTGAACATGTGTTTTTTAAAAGTAAAGAACAAAAAGACTGTATTCGTATTTTAAAAGAATTAAAAGCCGAGTACGAATCATCATATCCAGCAGATGAACTTGTTATGACTGAACAAAAAGAAAAAGAATATTGGATTAAACGTTTAGCCAAACATGGAGCTGTACAATTACTAGCGCAAGGTAAAGTATCTGCAGAAATTATGTTTAAAATGGCCTCATTATCAAGTCTTGACTACGAAGAATGTGTCAAAGAAACAACAAAACTAAGTTCGTATATGAATGATATTACACAAAAGGCAGAAAAAGAAGTTATGCCTGCTGACATCGTTCCGAACGAACTAATGCCCAAGCAATGACCGAATTAGCTATATGTGTTCCTGTTAGGGATATGCTGCACAGTAAATTTGCATTTTGTTTAGCTGAGTTGGTTGCTAGATTAGTAAAAGATAACGTAACTTATCAGTTGTTTTTTCAAAATGGCAGCGTACTTCCAGAGCAAAGACATTTACTAGCCAAATCAGCCTTATCTACAAACTGCAAACAGATATTGTGGTTAGACAGTGATATGGTATTCCCAAGTAACATATATCAGCTACTAGCAAAGCACAATAAATCAGTTGTTGCTTGTTATTACAGTACAAGATCAGAACCGTTTAGAAGTGTTGCATTTTTAGACAATAGAGATATGACAAAAACTCTAAAAGCAAAGTCTGGTCTACACAGTGTTAATAGCGTTGGTATGGGAATAATGCTAACCAGCACAGATGTATTTAAAAATATAGTAGCACCTTGGTTTAGTTTTAAATATATGTCATCCTATGATGCATATTTAGGTGAAGATATTGTATTTTGTGAACTACTAAAAGAATATGATTATGATGTATTTGTCGATGCAGATGCTAGTAACTATTGCGCTCATTTAGCTAATTTAGAAATAAAGATAGGTGATATTTATAATGTTTAAAACAGCATTTAGTTATACTAAGCAACATTTTAATAAGTGGCCTGTTATCGAAACAAGTAATATGGATTCGTATGAGTTAGCAGATGCATACAAAGATAAAGCACCTTATGTTTGGTTTGTAAACCCTAGTTATAATATAAGAGATGACTTCAATTGGGGGTTCAGGCCCGAAGATGATGTTAAGTTTAACATACATTTGTTTCCTAGATGTTTTGCTAAGTCAAAAAAACCTATCAACTGGGATGTAGCAAAACTCGTGCCTACCAATTCTGTTAACAGAATAAACTTAGAAGTTAAACAACGGATAATTTCATCGTTTGTAGAGTATGAATATCCGATTTATAACTATTCATTCAACGATAAGTTTTCTATTAAGAAATTATTAGAAAGACCAAAAGATAAACAGTATAGACTGATTAAAAGTAGAAAGTCATTAACTGATATTTTAATAAACATAAACCTAGATTATATCGAAGATTATGTATGGCTTGTGGATATTGATGTCGAATTACGCACTGATTTCTATTTTGATTTTGTTCCAAACATGCAAGATACAATATATATGTTTAAAGTGGATCATAAATCTACAAACGTAATATATGGAGACTACAATCTAATTTTAGTACCTAGAAAATATATACTATCCTTACAAAATGATTTACCCGTAGAAATAAAATACAAAGAAGTAGATATCATTGCTGGTAAGGTGGATGACATGTCTGATCCAAAAAAGGCATGGGAACGTGCATTTTCAACTTCAAGTCTTTTAATACAAAACAAGTTTCCTAATAATAACAAAAAACTTAAAAACAAAATCTTAGCAAACTACATTTCTAAAGATTCTTCTAGAATAAATGATTACATAAGAGATGCATGTAACTGTGCAGTTAAGCAAAATGAAAAAGAATTTATCGATGTTGATCTGTTGAATAACTATCAGTGGCTAGAGAAAGTATTTGAAGAACGTCAAGAATTTATAAGAAATGAACGAGCTAACTTGCATCCTAATCGGATAGACGTTATCAAAAGGATTTACGGTGAAGATAGTGATCAATACAAAGAGTATGAACAGAAATTAAAAGCTGTCTAACCAATTTGGTAAGTCTAATTTTCCGTGTTGTCTTTCCCATATTGCTTTAACCTTATCTACCATGTCAGGTTTGTCAAGCACAAGTTTTGCGCCACGGTGTAAAGGCTTGGGCCATGATCCCAATTTAACCCAAGCATATCCTGCACTTTCCATATTACACGTGGGCAAGAATTCCTCAAAGACTGTTACACAAAATGTGTTGTATTGAAAATTTCCATCATCACTTGTAAACTGGTGTATAGGATATACTTTTTCAATATCCGGCAAAACACCCATTTCTTCTCTGCATTCACGTAATAATGTTTCTATTGGACGTTCATTAGATTCACTTTTTCCGCCCCAGAAACTCCATGTAAGTGGATGTGTTACATGTTCGCTACGTTGCTGTAGCATTATACGTCCTGTGTCGAGTGCTAGAAAGCAACACCCACTTGCTGTTATCATTATAGGTATATGCGCCAAAATCCTGGATTATATGTGCCTTCATAAGCGTTGATCCATGCACTGCCTGTCCACTTTAGTTTATCTAATGTGAAAAGATTAGTTGTGTGGAATGTACTAGTGGTATTGGCACTTGCATCAAAAGTTGAATTACTCCAAGCCCCTGCACTATACTGAATAATATCATTTGCATCAGCAGCCGCCCCGCCCCATGCACTGCCTAGTGGTATAGTGTTACTTAACAAGTAACGTTGTCCGTTAGCTGCTGCTGGCAATGTGCCGTCCCCAGGATAACTTAATTCTGGATCAACTATCCTGTCAACAGGTGTTTTTGTGTTTGCCGGAATTGTATCGATATCTATAGTTGCAACTAATAAACTAGCATCAGATGAGTGTCTAACTAATGTACCTATAATATCACCACTAGTATCTCCAGGGTCGTCTGTTTGCTTTAATCGTATTTGACTAATATCAGCTCTAAACTCACCAAAACTCTCAAATACTTTATCCCACGTAAGTGGTTGACCGTCATTGTCAGTTACGCCATTGGCCCTGTTTAAGATTTTAGCAGTAGCAATGCCAGCGTTGTCAACTGTAAATCTCATTTTGTAATTTTCAAGAGTTACAATCTTGTAACTTGTAAACAGCGGAGTAAAACTATCGCCGTTTCTAATAAGTTCAGCAGTACCTGTATCGACATCGTAAATGTTTGCAATAATAGTATGAATAGCTGAATTACGTTGCACTTTAGCTGAAGGGTTTATTAGAATTGGCATATCGAAAGTTAGCGTTGCAACCTCAATTACATCGTCCACACCTTGCGGTATAGCACGGCTACTCCATTGAATGCCAGAAAGTTCGACATAGCTTAAACTACTCCAATCTAACGGATTGTTTGTGGTATGTATGTTAAGTGATGGATTAAACAACACTAATATTTGTTCTAGTAACTGCATTTTCTGTTCGTTGTTACTGGTCCAAATATCGCAATTCATCGACAAAGTATATGGGACTGGTTGGTGTCTAGTAATAGTATATGAGTTACCAGCTTCGTTTACGTAACTGCTAGTTGCCTCATCGTATTTCTTTTCTATAACTTGCATGTTTTCTTCAAACTGAGGATATGTTCTAAGTTTAGGATTCATGTCTAATTTAGTAACGTAGCAGCTAATAAACGGAACAGTGCTTAGTATATTTGCACTGTTTTGTTTTTGAATATGTGCTGCCATTCTGCTAATATCGCCGTAACGTACAGGAACAGTTTGATAGATTGGATCACCTTCGCTTGTATAGCCCACAACAAATTGAAACCCAGCAAACAATCTAATAAATTGCTGAATGTATCTACGAAATTGTTTATCGTAGAAATAAGGTACTGCTGTTATACTAGTTGATCCAGAAGCCATTAACCATTTCCTTTATTATGCAAATACTGCGCCGTTATTGCCGATACTAAACCATTTACTGTTGACGTATTGTAAGATACATCCCTGTCCAACTGCGCTAAATGTTATAGTGCCAGCACCACCCCAACCTGGGTTAGTAACAGTAATGACCATGTTTCCAACGTAGCCCGCCATCATAAATGTTTTGATTTGACCTTCAGTTCCAGCAGCCAGTGTTGCAGTTTCAGCCGCCGCTGTAGTGAAGTAGCTTGCATTTAATGCTAAACTAGCTGCACCAGCATCTGCTAAATCTTCTGAACCGTTTACAATTAGACTACCAGTAACATTTACACCCGTTGAAGTAGTAGCAATTTTTATAGCGTTATCATGATAAAGTGTTACTGCCCCGTCATCAACAAACGTTGCCATTGTTTCAGCGCCATCTGTACCACCCAACAAATCAATTTGACTAGCAGCTAACCTTAGATTTCCTGTACCCGCATCATTGATATAGCTGTGAGTACCGTCGTGATAAATTTGTAAGTCGCTACTTGTACCGAATGCTGCTTTAGCGTTATCTAGAAATAAGACAACACTAGACGCATCAGCAGTAACAGTTTTACTTGCTTCTACTGTGCCTAACGTAGTAATATCATTATAATTGAGTTCAGTTACGCTAGCGGTCAAACTAGTTAGTGTAGTTGCAGTGCTAGCATTACCACTTAGTGCTGCAGTGATTGTTCCAGCAGCAAAGTTACCTGATGCGTCTCTTGCTACAATTGCACTAGCAGTATTAAGTTCGGTTGCGGTAGTTGCCGAATTAGATACTTTACCTGCTGTGGCAATTGTTGCTAGCTTTGTATCTACGATCCCAGCAGTAGAATTTATATCTGCGTTTACAATCGAATCTGCTGTAATTGCAGAAGAAATAGTAATAGCGGCACTTCCGTCAAACGAAGTTGCAGTACCTGTTACATCGCCGCTTATAGCAATTGTTCTGGCAGTAGCTAGTGTAGTTGCTGTAGCTGCGTTTCCTGTAATATTTAACGGAGGAGTATATGTAAATACACCGGTTCCGCTATTAAACGCAATACCGCCATCACCACTTGCTGCTGCCTCGGCACCTACACTTAGACTAGATAACGCAATAGCGCCAATACCTAACGCAGTTGGTGGAGTATATGTAAATACGCCAGTTGTGTTGTTATAAGCAATGCCGCCGTCACCAGATGCAACTGCTTCTGTGCCTACGCTGATGTCTGTTAATTCGATTAATGTCGACAGATCAGGTGGTGTGTATGTGAGCACCGCTGTACTAATATTATAAGCAATACCGCCATCACCTGATGCTGTACCTTCAGTACCAATTGTGAAAAAACCAGGTGCGTAACCTAAACTAGTCCAAGCTGTTGTGCCGTCACCGTATTTAATTTTTTTAGTATCTGTTTCGAATCCAGGTTCGCCCGCCGCCAATGTAGGGTTAGTTGAGGTCCAAGTCGCAGCAAGGTCTCTGCGTAATTTAATTTTTGCCATATTATGCTCCGCCTCCGTCGATTTCTAAATCGCCTGTTGAATATGTTGTGGAAGCACTGCCCCCATCAATTTCTAAGAATTGACCTGAACTAATAATGCCACTACTTATAGTAATAGTAGTTCCGTCAATCCTAACACCACCTAATGTTGATGTTGTTGCAGTTGGTAATGTATATGCAGTTGCACTACTAATAACACCACTGCCGTTTATAGTAATAGTTGTTCCGTCAATCTTAACACCGCCTAATACTGATGTTGTTGATGTTGGTAATGTATATGCAGTCGCTCCGCTAATAACGCCACTGCCATCTATGGTAATAGTTGTTCCGTCAATCTTAACACCACCTAATACCGATGTTGTTGAAGTTGGTAAAACATACTCATTTGCAACAGCACCTGTTCCTAACCCCAACGTTGCTCTTGCAGTAGCAGCACTTGCGTCGTCGATTAGCGTTAGTCCAAATGCACTAACACTAGATGAAGCTAACTTGGTGTTTACTCTGGTGTCTAGATCGGTAAAGTTGCCGTCCAACTCTGAATAAGTTAATGCTAATCCTTTTGTACTTCTTAATGTAATGGCCATAATATAAATCCTTAACTATTATGTATCTGACTTAGGCAATATAACATCGCTAAGTGCTTGTTTTTCTTTAAATTCTTGATTATCAACAACTGTCGTGTGTTGTTCATTATTAATAAATCCGCTAGCATTGTAGGTACGATCAGTCCATGTTTTATCTGTTATATTATCATAGCGTCTGTTCCACTTGCTACCTCTACGAACAAACATTCTTGCGGGTGAAAAATCACTACGTATAAAGAAGTCACCTTCGTTTGGATTATTTGGAAATTCTCCGCCACTTGATATTGTTTCGCCGTGATTGTAAGTACCATCACGATTAACAATACCACCACTTGTTGCATAATCATATCCAAACAAGTGATCTATTAAAGATTTTCCAATTGGATCGTCCTGTGCAGCACTAGCAACAATAGCATCACTAATGTTAAATTCACTTTTATATGTGCTAACAGCATTTTTGAGACTGTTAACGTCATGCTCACTACCAAGTATATCTCTGTATTCTTGTGCATCGTTAATCGGGCTAAGTTTTACACGCCAAATATGTGCATACCATGTTTTGCTAAATCCCTCTGAGCCTTTGCTTGCATCATTAACAACGAAATACTTGTTAACTGCTTGTCTGCCCGTATCTAACAATAATTCATCTCTAAGGTGAGGTAGTTCAATAACATCACCTGATAACAGTTTGCGTCCCAGTATTTCTACCATGTCATTAATGTGGAATGTCATGTAAAACGTATCGTTGCTAAGAAATAATCCAAATTGGCTAAGATCAAAGTCGTTGTCGCTAACATTGTAAACACCACGCAATTCGTAAATGTCAGGATCATACTTTCGATCTCTGTTTTCCATAAACAGTAAGTCTTGAATTTTTGTTTCGTTAAGTATACCATCAACATTAATAAATTCACCACTTAGTGGATCAACCTCTCTACCGTCCATATAGTTGGGTTGAGTGGGATCATTCATGTCTGGTTGTGCTGCAGGACCAACATATTTGTGGATAATAGCCGCAACACCACCTATCCAGAACTGCTCACGGATAGTGCGGTCCATAAATTTGTAGTCGTTCGTTTTGGTTGGTTGATACATTGATAAACGTGGCATGATATATATATTTAGCTGCAAATAATGGTTGACAAACCAAGATACTTCGCATATAGTAAATATGTAGGCAAGGAAAGAGGACGTTATGAAAGAAGCACTTCTAAGTTACATCAAAGCGTGTGAGACTAACATTGCCAACTATCTGCTCATCGAGGATGCCGACGAACGCCAGCGGGCGTTGGATGCTGCATACGGTATGAAAGCTGACTTTGAACAACTGCTGAAGGAATATGTATAATGGCTAAGTCTGTAACACCACGAGCAACTGCTCCCCGCAAAAAGAAAACAGTGCGAGCAACACGCCGTATCAGCGGTATGGCAGCAATGCCCATGACCGACTGGAACAAAGCAAAGTTCTACGTTCACTATGAAGTTGAAAACAAAGACTGGATTAGTGCTGTCAAGGGCTATGCAAAGAAATATCTAAGCAAAGCAGACTTTGCAGCAATTAACAAATTGCCAGAGTGGAAGGTTGGTGGCGGGAGTCACTGGGCTACTACTGCATACTTGCTAGAACATAAGCCCGAAATGGTGCCAGATGTTTACAAAAAAGGTCTTGAGAAACTGTTTCTTGCACTTATCGACGAAGGTAAGCAAATGGTTACAGTACAAGATGAAGAAGTTAAATCCAAAAAAGTAGCATATGTTCCCACTATCCAGGAACGGCTACAAGAAGCTACTGAAGCAAAACTTGAAGAACTTGAACAGTGGATTGACGATTTTATCCGTGATCCAAAAGCAAATCCTCTTAAAGATAAACAGCCGCTAGCATACCTTAAGGGTAAAGAAATTAACCTAGGTCATGCCCGCTTTATCCAAAAGTGGTATGAAGGCCCTGCTGCTGAACTTGAAGAACTGGTTGCATTGCCCATTGCAAGTAAACAAACTGAAATGCAACAGCAACTTGCAGAGGGTTTTGCTCACTTCACTAAGTTGCAGCAAAAAGAGTTTAGCGACTTTTATAAGCGATTGTTCCAAGCACTAGACATCCTCCGTGCAGAGAAGAAGCAAGTGCGTCCTGTGCGTAAAGTAAAGCAAAAAAGTGCTGCTGAACTTGTTAAGAGTTTGAAGTTCAAAGCAAGTGATCCCACTTACGGCATCGCAAGCGTTCCCCCTGCAGACCTCATTGGGTCGACTGTTGCAGTTGTGTTCAACTCCAAGAATCGTAAACTAGGCGTTTACTATGCAGAAGCAGGACAAACTTTCCAAGTCAAAGGCACGACACTGCAGTTCTTTGACGAGGACAAGAGTGTGCAGAAAACCATCCGTAAACCAGAAGAAGTGTTGCCGGGTTGGAAAAAAGTAACCAAACACAAAGTGCCTGCCCAGTTCGACTTCCTAAAAACGACAGATACTAAGATGAACGGACGATTCAATGAGGACACTGTAATTCTCAAAGTGTTCTAATCATGCCAACGCATAAATATTAGCATGGCAAAGATAAATCAACTCATCAAAGAAATCGAACTCCGCTTAGGCGGTCAAATGGTCGACGTAGAACTTGACCCAGAGCATTACGAGTTAGCTATTCGTAAAGCTGGCGAAAAATATCGTCAACGAGCAGAAAACTCCGTACAAGAATCTTTCATCTCACTCGTACTACAGATAGACACAACTGAATATACATTACCGGACGAGATTATTGATGTTAAGGATATCTATAGACGAACAGGCGGTCATTTGAACGGCAGCAGTGGCGGAGATATTGAACCTTTTGAAACTGCATACTTGAATAACTTCCTACTGTATAGTGGTATGTCTGGCGGCATGGCTACATTTGATTTCCTTGCACAAAACAGAGAAACACTTAGTAGAATTTTTGGTGAAAAACTTATCTTTACTTGGAATACTGTAACCAAAAAATTGTTTATTGGTCGCAGACAAAAAGCAGAAGATACTGTATACTTGCACGTTTACAAGTATCGAACCGATGAAGAATTGTTAACAGATCCTTATAGCGCACCTTGGATTAAAGAATTGGCACTTGCATATGCAAAACTAATGTTATCAGAGGCACGTGGTAAGTTTGGAACTATTGCAGGTCCACAAGGCGGTACTAGTCTTAATGCAGAGGCGCTAAGATCAGATGCACAAGCAAGCATTGACAAGCTAGAAGATGAGTTGAAAACTTATGTTGACGGTAGCGTTGGGCTTGGTATTATTATTGGTTGACAAGTGTTCATTTTTGTTGTAGTTTAATACAAACAACAGGGATAATCCAATGAAATACCTACCCAAGCTACTTGTTATCGGACACGGGCGTCACGGTAAAGATACTGTATGCGAATACCTAAACAAACACATGAGATTTGACTTTAAGAGTAGCAGCAAGTTCTGTAGTGAACGTTTTATTTTTGATATGTTGAAGGATAGATATGGATATGCTAATGAGGAAGAATGTTATGCTGACAGGCATGATCACAGAGCAGAATGGTATAATGCTATCTGCGATTATAATTTACCTGATGCAGCACGCCTAGGCAGAGAAATTTTTGCCGCACATGACATTTATTGTGGACTACGCAATAAAAAAGAATTCCATGCCATGAAAAATACTAAAGTATTTGACTATGCTATCTGGGTTGATCGTAGCGATCATCTTCCAGTTGAATCAAAAGATAGCATGAGTCTAGAACAGTGGATGGCTGATTATACAATTGATAATAACGGCACAGTAGAAGAACTTCATTTTAACATTAATGAACTTATGCATACGATACTTAAATAGTTAAGTAAGCAGTTAACCCCCATAATCATACGAATATATAGCTTCTTTGGTAAATAGTATTAGTAAGAATACTAACCCAGAGGAGTGAAAATATGGTTACTTTAGTATCCCCAGGTGTGTCAGTAACAGTAGTTGACGAAAGTGCTTATGGTGCGCCAGGCGCCGGCACAATTCCGCTACTTGTATTGGCTACAAGAGAAAATAAAACAGATCCCACTGGTAGTGAAACTGATGGCATTGCAAGGTATACCAAGAGTACGTATGCTGGCGATGTAGTGAGAGTGACATCTCAGCGTGAATTGACTCAATATTTTGGCAATCCAACGTTCACTACTAATGGAACAGCAATTGTTCAAGGCAGCGAGACAAGCGAATATGGTCTATTAGCAGCCTACAGTTATTTAGGACAAGGTTCACAGGCATATATTGTTCGTGCAGATATTGACCTTGCAGAATTAGAAGCAACAACAACAACACCAACAGCAGAATACAGTACAGCTAACTCACTTTGGTTAGATACAGATGCTAGTAGCTATGGTATTCACAGATACAACAGCACTACAGGTCTTTGGGTTGCACAAACTCCGTTAGTTGAAGTTAATCTTGATGCAACTGCATTAGAAGCTGGCGGCGGCACATACACGCCAAGTGCTACAGTTACAGTTGGTCAATTCTTAGTTGTAGTACACGCTCGTCAGACAGGTGACTTATCACTTGAATACTTTATCGGTAAAACCGGGTCACCCAATGCATGGGAAGAACTGGACAGCGATTCAACACTGTCAACCAGTGATACAGTAACTTGGGCTAGACACTTTAGCACACCAGCTGCGCCAGGTGACGGCGATGTATGGATTAAAACTACAAGTCCAGGCAACGGTATCAATTTGGTATTCAGCGAATTCACAAGTGCTTGGGTAAGTAAAACTGTGCAAGGTGTTACAACTGCACAGACTGCAGGTGCAAGCACTTCAATTGGTGATTTCTTTCCACAAGACGGTTCTAGTACAACTGCACTAACAAGCTCAACTGCTACGAATGGTAGACTGTTACTTGACTTAGACGTTAATACAAAAGCCCTTATTATTGTTCAACGTGTTACATCAGTCGGCGGAGTTAGTACATTAAGCAACTACACAACTAAATTTGCACAAACTAGCACACCAACTGCAACTGCAGCAACTGGACAACTATGGTTTGACGATACTATTAATAGTCTTGATGTTTATGTAGTTAACTCTGGTGCGTATGATGCAGCAACACCAACATATTCAACAACTGCACCTACTTCGCCATCTGGCGGAGATATTTGGATTGATACTACTAATGCAGCAGAAGGTCAAGCTAACGAAAGATCATATCCTGTTATTAAAGTATACAGCAGTGCATTGAGTGCATGGGTTACACATAGTAACACAGATCAATCAACCAACCGTGGTGTATTGTTTGCAAATATCTCAGATACTGCGGGTGATGCAAGCTCACTTATTACTGGTGCTCCGAGCCCCCTTGTTTATCCAAACAATATGGTTGTTGTTAACATGGCTCAAAGTAAAAATACTGTTCGTGAATGGAATGGTACTGCTTGGAGAAATGCTGCACCTAATCATGCAGACGGAAGCGGTCGTTTTGGACGTTATGCACAAAGAGCTGTTATTGCACAAGCAATGCAAGCAGCAACATCGGGTACTGAACTACGTGATGAACAGTATACATTTAGCTTACTTTGTGCTCCTAACTACCCTGAACTTACAGATGAGTTGGTAACTCTAAATAGTGATCGTGGCGAAACTGCATTCATTATTATTGATACCCCAATGCGTAAGAATCCAACAGAAGCAGTTCTTTGGGTACAAAACAATGCAGTAGCAACAGAAAACGGCGAAGATGGACTTGTAACTAACAACACTTATAGTGCAGTTTATTACCCAGCAGGTAGTACAACAGAACCAGTTAACGGTAACACTGTTGTTGTTCCTCCAAGTCATATGGCACTATACACTTACGCATATAATGACAACATTAGTTTCCAATGGTTTGCACCAGCAGGAACTACACGTGGTGTTGTCCAAAACGCAAGTGCAGTTGGATATGTTACATCAGAAGGTGAATTTAAAGCAGTTGCATTGACACAAGGTCAGCGTGATTCCATGTATCAAAACAACCTCAATCCAATTGCTACGTTTGTGGGTCAAGGAACAATTATCTTTGGTCAGAAAACATTGCATGTTGGAACAAGCGCACTTGACCGTGTAAACGTTGCACGTTTAGTAGCATACTTGCGTGGTAGATTTGATAGTATTGCTCGTCCTTTCTTGTTTGAACAAAACGATACACAAACAAGAGCAAGAGCAAAGCTAGTGTTTGAACGTTTCCTAGCAGACATCCTAAGCCGCAGAGGTATTTACGACTTTGCAGTTGTATGTGATGAAACAAACAATACACCGGCACGTATTGATCGTAATGAACTTTACATTGATGTTGCTATTGAACCAGCAAAGGCTGTGGAATTTATCTATATTCCAATTAGAATTGTTAACACTGGTACACTAGCTGGCACAGTTTAATACAAATTAACGTAATACATAATGGGCGGCTCAGGTCGCCCATTTTTTTGACTAAAATTTGCTAAATATGTATAAGCCAGTAAGAGGAGATTTCGATGGCAGTATTAACAACACTAGGCGTTCCTGATAACACAGGTAATACCACAACAATCATGCCAAAACTACAATACAGATTCCGTGTAACATTCATCGGCGACGGCTTTTCAGCTACACCTACTCGCAGTGTAGTAAGTGCTGCCCGCCCGTCACTAACACATGATCCGATAACATTAGAAGCATACAACAGCAGAATTTACTTAGCAGGAAAGCATACTTGGGGTGATGTTACTATCATACTAAGAGACGATGTTGATAGTGCTGTAATGAAAGAAATAAACCAACAATTAAATCGTCAAGTCGATCATGCTAACCAAAGTTCATCACGTTCAGGTTCAGGGTACAAGTTTACTGTAAAAGTAGAAACACTAGACGGTGCAAGTCCAACTCCGGGTATTTTAGATACTTATGAATTGTCAGGTTGCTATATTAGTGGTGTAACATATGGCGATGTGAACTACGCCACAAATGATCAAATTACTATGACTGTTACTCTTAAGTATGATAACGCAGAAATTTATGATGCCGCAGGCAATGCTACACTAACAGGTATCACACCAGTGCAAAATACAAGTAACGCAACAGGCAGCTAAGGTTTAACTAATGGGACTGACTTACAATACTGGCTTCTATAATGCTGCTGCTGAACACTACGGTGTTGATGACATAGTAATGACAAAAATACCAAGGCAGAGATTTCAGTTTATGGTAGAGATTACCATAAATGAAACGATTCCTTCACAACAGTTGGGTCGTGCCGAAAGCTACGGTAGACAATTCTTCTTTCACAGAGTACAAGGTGTTACGTTACCCGACTACCAATACAACTTAGTTAAAACTAATCAATATAACAGATTACGCTGGGTTCCGACTAGATCAGAAATAACACCTGCTACTATTACCTTCTACGATACTAAAGATAATCAGTTTCAGGATTTGATGCAAGCATATGCACAACACTATTTCCACGGACATAGCATATCCGAAGATGCAATCGCATCGTATGATACAATTACACAAGGCATAGCTGGCGTGTTTGGTGCAAGAACAGTTCCATCAGCACAACGATATTTCTTCCCTTCCATAAGAATAATAAGTGTAGATACTGCAAATAGTGGACGTGTAATATCTATGTATAACTGTATGATTACAAATATAAATCATGACAGATTAGACTACAGTTCGAGCGATCCGATTGTTTGGAGTGTTCAATTTCAACCAGAATACGTTAATCTCCAATCAGGTAATGATAGCACAGTTGAGCCTACGATAACAACTAATGATCCCATAATACCAACTACTCCAACAAATCTTACGCCAAGTAACTTTACTCCGTAAATTACATTTCGATAAATACCTATATAATGACAAGTAAGTATCAACAAGGTATATTCGAAATGAAAAACCCCGCAAAGTATATCGGAAAACATTCTCCGAGATACAGAAGCAGTTGGGAATTGAAATTTATGAGAGTGTTAGATGCCCACCCAAACATTGTTGCATGGGCAAGCGAAAGCCACCGCATCCCTTACATTAATCCCCTAACACGTAAATCAACTGTTTATGTTCCCGACTTCTTTATGATATATGAAGATAAGAACGGGGTACGTAAAGCTGAGTTCATTGAGATAAAGCCCGCAGGACAAATCTTAGGTGCAGCCCGCAGCCCGCAACAAAAAGCAGCAGCAGTTATTAACGAAGCAAAATGGTCAGCAGCAAAAATGTTTGCAGAAAAGCAAGGTGTGGGATTTAGAGTCCTCACTGAAAATGAATTATTCAACAATCCAGGAAAACGAAAATGAGCAGAAAAATAGAAGAAATATTTGACTTACCGCCAGCAACTGCTGAAGAAGAAATAGATGCTCCGATCCACGAAGATGAAACTGGGTTTGACTTGTACAAGCTACAAAGCACACTTGCTGATGCAGATAAGATTGATGCTGCATTGCCACAAGTGCGTGATATGGAAACACATGATAAAGATATGGACAATTATGCTGCAAAAGCAATGGAAGCATTCAAAACATTAATGGACTTGGGCGCAAATGTTGATGACAGAAATGCAGCAGCAGTATTTGATGTTGCTGGTAAGATGATGACAAATGCTATTGCTGCTAAAACTGCAAAGATGGATAAAAAGTTAAAAATGATCGAGTTACAGATGCGTAAAGCAAAACTTGATCTAGATACCCGTAAAGTGGATGCAGCACTAAAAGAAGAAAAAGATGAGCCATATGAAGGCAAAGCAGAAGAATTTGAAGATAGAAATAGTTTAATCAATGCGGTTATCGACAGAATGAAATCCAGCAACGTGTGATAAATAAATATAACAAGGATTATACGAGATGAAAACTTTAAAACATTATTTGGCAGAATCTGATAAAACTTACGAATTTAGAGTTCGTTGTGTTACTGAAATGTCAGACGATCAGTTCAATAGATTGAAAACACATCTGTTGAAATACAATGTGGAGAACGTTAGTACTCCGAAGAAAACTATCATGCAGAAGTCACCTTACGGCTTTGCTGAGTTTGGTCCTGCAGAAGTTTACATTATCGACATTACAACCAAATTACCTATTACTGCAAATATTATGCATGAAGAAGTTGCTAAGGCAACTGGCATTCCTATGCAATCAATTGTAGTTCACAGCAAACTAGAGAGCGAAGAATTTTGGAATGAGAAGCCAGAAAAAGAAACTGAGCCAACCAGTGTGCTTGCCGATGCAGATTATAAAGACTCTCCCAAAGTAAAACACGAAGATAACTTTGGTAACGACTTCGTTGCTAAGTTTATTAAAAATTTACCTAAGTCAGAGCAATACACAGAATATAAGGTGAAATAATATGGATTTGATTAATCTACTTAAATTAGCAGGATTGGCAGTACATAGTCCAGCAGCTAACGCAGAAGTTGAAGAAGACGTACCTGGCAAAGCTAATACTAAACCAGATCCGCAGATATTCCCAGATGGACCAAGTAACTTAGGTAGCGTTAGCGACACTAGCTTACGCCGTTACTTAAAAGCTAGAGGACAGCCTGTAAGTGTTGATGAAACAACTTACCCAGATTATAGCGTGGACGACGTTTTAGAATCATACGAAGCGTATACTGCAGAAAAAGCAAAAAACCCATATGCAATTGGTATGGCGTCGGCAATGAAAACTACTGGTGATAAGCCGCCGCTTAAAAAATCAACCATTAACAAAGCACACAAAATTGCTAAAGGTATTGATGAAGCATCAGATGAGGCAATGCCAAGCACTTATGCTGCAATAGAATATGACTATAGCGAAGATTTTGGTATGATTACACTGTACAAAAACGGCGAAAAAATAGAAGATTGGAATGGTTACTTCGGAGCCAATACGACCGGTAACCCATTAGCAGATAAGTTTGTTGAACTTGCTATGAAGCATAATCTAAATCCCGAAGGTATGAGCATTACAGATGACACTGGTGCAACAGGCACATTTAGAAATAACACTTTTAATTGGGACCAGTTTGCAAAAGATGAAACAGGTATGAATGAAAGCATTAACGAAAGTTATATCTCAGAGTTGAATAGAGTTCTAAAAAATTCCGGACAACTTCTTAACGAAGCTGGTGGCATTGGCGGCGGTATTAGTGGCGGTAAATTTGGAATGAATACAACCGGAGTAACATCATTTAAAAATAATATAGCTAAATCACTAGGCGATATTATGCCGCAGTTACGCCAAACTACTGGCAGCGATAATTTGATGCGACAGCCCGCTGGCAGTGGTATTAAAGGTCTAGAGCGAGCACCATGGTCTCCTGGTGATAGTGGTGCTCCCGGTGATGTTGCAATTAAAAAAGTTAAGCCTAGTTTACCAGGCGGAGCAAGACCAGAAGGTCCAGCTGCTGGAATGCCTGCTGCTCCAGATTTTGGAATGAAGGGTCGTGGGCTAGCGCCAAATACTCCAAGAATTGGCGACAAGTCAGCAACCATTACACCGCCTGTTAGCCGCCCAAATGTTGGCGGAGCAAGACCAGAAGGTCCAGCAGCAGGAATGCCAAGAGCAACTCCCGGCGGAGCAAGACCAGAAGGTCCGGCAGCAGCTATGCCAAGAGCAACTCCCGGCGGAGCAAGACCAGAAGGTCCGGCAGCAGCTATGCCTAAAGCACCGCCACAGCCTGCATCATTTAAAGATGCATTCCGTGCAGCTCGTAAAGCGGCAGGCGGTGCTGGCGGTACGTTTATGTGGAACGGCAAACCATACCAAACTAATATCAAAGGCGAACCAGCTATGAAATGGAACAGCCCCGAACTTAAAAAAGTTGGTAACTGGAGTGCAAGTGAATCAACAAATGAAGCTGCAAAGCCAGACTTCCTAGACATGGACAAAGACGGCAACAAAAAAGAGCCAATGAAAAAAGCACTTAAAGATAAAGAAAAAGTAAGCGAATCAATTTCGTATCTAAAAAGATTGGCAGGTCTATAATGGCTAACAATGAAGCTAAGATACATAATACATTTGCAAAAGCATTAAATCAGCTTGAAAATTTAAGATCAGCGTTTAGACCTTCTGGTAAGTTTGCACAAGCTGTTGCTGCTGCTGGCGGCGACATTAATTATCTGCAAGATATAGATGGTGCATTTTCCGAACTGTTAGAAACAATGTATGATGCGGAATATGGTATGTCGGCACATATGTCAGGCGCAGGAACTCCAGAAGAATCAGTGCAAGAAGGTGATCAGTGCAATATGACCATGGAGGGCGAACATTGCCCAATGCATGGGATGGACGAATGCAGCGGGTCAATGCCACAATCAAACGAATTATCTAGCCTTAAAGTTTTAGCAGGCCTTTAAGGGTTTACAACAAAGGGTTACATTTCAGAGCAAATGTAACCCTTTTCTATCATAAATACATACATGGCAGCAAATACAGATTTAGTTAAAAAACCATATAGTAAAGAAAAGTTTACTTCAACTCAATTGCAAGAACTTGCACGTTGCACAGTTGATCCAAAATACTTTATTAAAAACTTTTGTTACATCCAACACCCTACCAAAGGGCGATTGAAGTTTGAACTATACGGATATCAAGACCGCTTAGTTGATGTGTATCACAACTATCGCTACAGCATAGCAATGCTACCTAGACAAACGGGCAAGTCTACTTGTGCAGCAGCATACTTGTTATGGTATGCAATGTTTAAACCAGACAGCGTTATCCTTATCGCAGCGCACAAATACAGTGGCGCACAGGAAATCATGCAACGTGTTCGTTATATGTATGAAATGTGTCCAGATCACATTCGTGCAGGTGCAACTGCATATAACAAAGGTAGTTTAGAGTTTGACAACGGCTCACGTATTGTAGCACAAGCAACTACAGAAAATACTGGTCGTGGTATGAGTATTACGCTGGTTTACTTAGACGAATTTGCGTTCGTACCTCCACGTGTGGCAAGTGAATTTTGGACATCAATAAGTCCAACATTGTCAACTGGTGGTAAATGCTTTATTACATCAACACCAAGCCAGGACAACGATCAATTTGCACAAATTTGGAAACAAGCAAACAAAACACAAGACGAGTATGGCAACGAAACTGAAGTTGGTATCAACGGATTTAAAAGCATACTTGTTGATTGGCGTGAACACCCAGACAGAGATGCAAAATGGGCAGCAGAAGAACAAGGTAAAATTGGCGAAGAAAGATTCCGTCGTGAACACGGCTGTGAATTCATCACTGCAGACGAAACACTTATTAACAGTCTAAAACTCAACATTATGGAATCTAGAGAACCTTGGAAACGCACAGGTCAAGTTAGATGGTACAAGAATGTTGATAGAACAAAAACATATATTGCAGGACTTGATCCTAGTTTAGGCACAGGCGGCGACAATGCTGCAATACAAATATTTGAACTGCCTAACATGAAACAAGTAGCAGAGTGGAAACATAACAAGACCACAGTTACTGAGCAAATTAGAATACTCAAAGGTATGCTGCAACAAATAAAAGATGAAGCACCTGAGGCAGAAATATACTGGAGTGTTGAAAACAACACACTAGGTGAAGCAGCACTTGTTGTTATCGAAGAAATGGGCGAAGAAAACATCCCCGGAACATTCCTAAGTCAACCCAAAGGTAACAACTTAGGCAGACGCTACAGAAAAGGCTTTACAACTACTAACAAGTCAAAACTCAGCGCATGTAGTAAACTAAAAACTTGGGTAGAAAGCGAACGTATTGAAATTGCAAGTAGTGCATTGCTACGTGAGTTAAAAACATTCGTTGCTCGTGGTAGTGGGTTTGCTGCAAAAGATGGCGAAACAGATGACTTAGTTATGGCGCTATTGTTAGTTGTTCGTATTACACAAGAAGTAGCACAATATGATGAAGTTACGTATAACGAGCTAAGAGACACGTTTAGCGATGAAGATGATATGGCGCCAATGCCTTTTGTCTTTTTAACATAAATACTACAAAGAGAAAGTGTTAAGAAATGTTGAGTTCAGAAACAGTTGCAGATAAGATTTTTAAGATACTCAAAGGCAACGGTCATACAGTGAATATGTTTACTGACGAAGGCAAAGCAACTGTTGATGCAACAGACGCTAGACGTTTCTATTTGCCTGATGCATTCACTATGGTTAACTTAGACGAAACTGATAACCGTCGTGAACTTAAAGTTAGCGTTAGTGCAGGCACACAAATAAAACAACTAAAAGACACACTAGGACAACTCAAAAATTTAGCTAATCAAAGCATTATAGAGTACACGCTAAAGACATATACTAAGCAAATTACTCCCAAGGACTTTGATTACCAAGCACAAAAGGTAAGAGACATGAACACTGTATCAGAAGGAATCAGCGCCGCATACGGTAGCACAAAGAGTAGCTATCAACAGTTGGAATCTGCTAAACTTATTATTAAGCATAACAAAGCAGTTAACGAAGAACAGCGTGGAAGCCGCAGCCGTAACATTCAAGCAATTTATATTGAAAATGCAGATGGTGAACGTTACAAACTGCCAACTAACAACTTAGCTGGCGGTCGTGCTATGCTACGCCATGTTAAAGAAGGTGGTAATCCTTATGATGACTTTGGTAAAAACATCATTGAACAGTGCAGCGAGCTAAAGAAGCTAAAAGAATTCAAACGCTATACTGAGCGTAACGGGCTCGTTAATGAAGGCACTTCGGACATAATTGAAGCAGTAGCTAACAGAATCAACACAATCCGTGAAACTTTAAGTAAAAGCAAAAGCGGTAAAAGTTATGCACGTTTTATCGAAGACTTCAAAGCAAGAGAATCAACTATTAATGAAGATGATTTGAGCGAGATTAAAGACAAGTTTACAGTTAGAACATTTGATGAAGGCATGGAAGAAGCACTTCCATATGTAAATGCACTTATTAAAGAAATGCAAGCGGTTAGTGAAGCAGATGATTTTGCTCGTGAAACGCTTGACAGTCTAGTAGCAACGATTAATAAATCTAAAGTTATTAGACTAAAAGCCGGAACTGATATCAAGAATGATCCAGAGAACCCACTAGTTAACAATACAGTTAAGAACGCATTGCCCCAAGTTCAACTTGGTGCTATCTTCGAATATCTTAGCGGTATCATCGACGGCGGCAAGGATCAAGATCAACTATCGGTATTACTTGCTAGGATGAACGATTTGGTTGACAATGTCAAAGATCGTGCTATGTTAAACACAGCAGCAAATGCTATTAGACAGATGATGCCTAAGTTTACCACCAAAGCAAGCGAAGATGTAAGAGTGAGTGATGATACCAACGCTTGGCAACACAGAATTGAAGAAGTGTTTGGAAGTTACGATATCAACAAACTTTTTAATTGACAAGATAAATAAAACGTAATATAATAGTGGTAATAAGTAAGTTATCACTAGGTTTACTTAGGCACAATATACAGGCACATTAAGGAGAAAACATATGGCTTCATTGGCAGAAATTAGAGCAAAGCTCAAAGAACAAGAGACCCGCACACAAGGTGGCGGTAACTCAGGCGGGGATAACGCAATTTTCCCGTTTTGGAACATCCCAGAAAATACAACTAGTGTGATGCGCTTCCTCCCAGATGGGGATGCAAGCAACACTTACTTTTGGCGTGAACGTCAAATGATCCGTTTGGACTTTAACGGCGTAGTTGGACAACCCGACAGTAAAAAAGTTACTGTTAACGTTCCTTGCAACGAAATGTGGGGTCCTGTAGGTAGCTGCCCAATTCTTAGCGAAGTGCGTGGTTGGTTTAAAGATACTAATCTTGAAGAAATGGGACGTAAGTATTGGAAGAAAAAGAGCTATGTATTCCAAGGCTTTGTACCAGAAAGTAGCTTGCAAGAAGAATCGATCCCAGAGAATCCAATCCGTCGGTTTATTATTAATCCTAGCATCTTTAAGATCATCAAAGGTGCATTGATGGATACTGATTTTGAAAATATCCCAACTGATTATGAGGCAGGTACAGACTTCCGTCTTACTAAGTCACAAAAAGGTCAATATGCTGACTACAGCACAAGCACTTGGGCACGCCGTGAACGTAGCTTGGATAGTAAAGAACGTGATGCAATTGCTGCACATGGTTTGTTTACTCTCAATGACTATCTTCCAAAGCAACCAAATGCAGATGAACTGAATGCTATCCATGAAATGTTTGAAGCAAGCGTAGATGGACAATTGTATGATCCTGCACGTTGGGGCAACTTCTATCGCCCAGCAGGTGTGCAAATTGACACTAGCAATAGTGCAGCAAACAACAGTTCACCTAAGCCAGCAGCAAAGAGCGTAGCACAACCACGCCCTGCAGAAGCACATGTTGACGAGGATGACGAGATCCCTTTTGAGTCGGCGCCCAAAGCAGCGGCGCCTGTAAAAACTCCTGCAAGTGGTGAAGCAAAGCCAAGTGCTCAAGATATCCTTGCAGCAATCCGTGCTCGTGGTAACAACTAATATAAAATAACTCTATAGGGCGGCACAAGTCGCCCTATTTGCCTTTATAGGAGATATTTTCATGGCTAAAAAATCAATCAAAACAATCAGCGATAAGCTCGCAAAAGTAAACGACAACTTCACTGTTAACATGTGTGACAACGGATATATGATCGACGTTAGTGGTCAAGATAGTAACGAAGAATGGACAAGTGCAAGGATTTTGTGCAGCACAGTCGAAGAACTAACCACACTTATTCACGAAGCAACAACTATGGAAAGGTCATAACTCTTGGCTAAACCTTTTGATATTTCAAAATTCCGCAAAAGCATTACTAAAAGCGTTCCTGGACTAAGCGTTGGATTTAGAGATCCCGATACTTGGATTAGCACAGGTAACTATTGCTTGAACAAACTGGTAAGCGGTGACTTTTATGGCGGTATTCCGTTGGGTAAAGTTACAGTGTTTGCAGGTGAATCTGGTGCGGGTAAATCGTTTATTTGCTCTGGTAACTTAGTGCGTGAAGCACAACAGCAAGGTATTTTTGTTGTTCTAATTGACACCGAAAACGCACTAGACGAAAAGTGGCTACATGCGCTGGGCGTTGACACTGATGAGTCAAAATTGCTTAAACTCAACATGGCAATGATTGACGATGTTGCTAAAGTTATTAACGACTTTATGACAGACTATAAAAAAGAATACGCCGACAAGGCTGTAGTAGATCGTCCTAAAATCCTATTCGTATTGGATTCGTTGGGTATGATGCTTACACCTACAGACGTTAATCAGTTCCAAGCAGGTGATCTTAAAGGTGATATGGGACGTAAGCCCAAAGCACTTACTGCGCTTGTTCGTAACTGCGTAAACATGTTTGGTGATTACAACATTGGCATGGTATGTACTAACCACACTTATCAAAGTCAAGATATGTTTGACCCAGATGACAAGATCAGCGGTGGGCAAGGTTTCGTATATGCATCGAGTATTGTTGTTGCTATGCGTAAACTTAAACTCAAGGAAGATGAGGACGGCAATAAGATTTCAGAAGTGCGTGGTATTCGTGCAAGCTGTAAGATTATGAAAACACGCTATGCTAAACCGTTCGAATCAGTGCAAGTTAAGATCCCCTATGAGAGCGGAATGAGCCCCTACAGTGGGCTGGTTGACTTCTTCGAAGCTAAGGGTGTGTTGAAGAAAACTGGCAATCGCTTGGAGTATGTTAACAAAGAAACAGGTGAATCATTTACTAAATTCCGTAAAGCATGGGAAGCAAATGATAATGAACACTTGGATCTTATCATGCGTCAATGGAACGATCACGATACTAATTCTGTTGTCGAAGAACTAAATACCCAAGATGAACAAAGCATCTTAGAGGATATTAATAACAATGAAAATGACTGATAGTGAAATTGAAGTATACGCTGACTTATGGATGTCGATTAAACCCTATTTGAATCCCAAGGATCGTGACAGTGCATGTGAAAAGTTTTTGAGTGTGATTAATGAAAGTGTTTGTGAACTTGTTGAAGTGGCAGATGAGTGGGTCGGGTTCGACGGCACTATCGACAAAGCAATAAGAAACAACTACATTGACCACGATAAATTTGCAGACTATGACACTGATGAAAACGATGCATAAAGATGAATTGGTTTAAACAAGTCCGAGCGGATATATCTCAACTTGTACCTGCAATTGATTACTACGAACAACAACTTGCTGAAGCAAGACTCGAATGTGGCCTCAGAGGCAATGTTGAAAAACACAGTCGAGACATGCCAGGTGTAGTAGAACATCGTTTTAACCAATTGCAGGAAATTGAGGGTATCTTAGAATACCTCAACATTGAACTACGCAAAAAGCGTACTGAACACTACAAAAAATTCTTAGAACACTACAACCGTGCATTAAGCAGCCGTGATGCTGAAAAGTATGTTGACGGTGTAGATGAAGTTGTGGATCTACAGCACATTGTAAACGAGTTTGCATTGGTGCGTAACAAATTCATGGGCCTTATCAAAGCCATTGATACCAAAGGTTATCAGATAAACAATATCGTAAAACTCAGAGCAGCAGGATTAGAAGATGTCAGCCTTTAAAATTGCCATTGGTTGTGACCATGGTGGATACGAACTTAAACAAGCGATTGTTTCATATTTGCTTAGGAAAGATCCGTTTGCAGACAAATATTCAGTTTTCATTCAAGACTTGGGCTGTCATAATACAGATAGTGTAGATTACCCGGATTATGCACAAGCAGTGTGCAAATCCATTGCTGACGGTGAAAATGAATTTGGCATCCTAATCTGTGGCACTGGTATTGGTATTAGCATTGCAGCAAACCGCCACAGCCACATTAGAGCTGGTCTTTGCTACAACGCAGAAACCGCAGCACTTACTAAACAGCACAACAATGCCAACGTATTGTGTTTGGGCGGTAGACAAACAACTGCAGAACAAGCATATGCTATTGTAGATGCATTCTTCACTGCACAGTTTGAAGGTGGTCGTCACCAAAAAAGATTAGATAAACTCTAAAAAAGACTTGACAAGTAAGACGTCATACACTATATTGTAACTGTAGGCAATAGCGCAAGAGGGGTTGCACGTGGCACGTAAGACTGTTGAAGTTGGCAAGATGTTGAAGATGGTCAACACTTTCCTTGCAGCGAAACATACTTCCGCCGATGAGCGTGAGGCGATGTGTTTAATGATGGAGGCCATCCTGTTTGAAACAGGTAACTACGAAGGCTTCCGTTACTTAGATATTACTGATCCTGCAGATGGTGCAGGTTCACGGCGCTTTTACTTTCCAAGCGACACAATTGCAGCGGACTATGATGCTCCGCTGAGCAACTCTAACATTATTCGGGTGTAACATGCGACATATCGTAGGACTTGTAATGCTTGCGGCTTACGTTGTAGGTATCGTGCTTGCAAAAGGTTTTTGGAGCACATTCTTTGCAGTGATCATTCCGTTTTGGTCTTATTACTTGGTAGCCGAACGCTTCGTTGAAAAGTTTTTGATGTGAAATCGCATCTTTTGGTGAAATAACTCTTGACAAGTAAGACATCTTACGCTATATTGTATATGTAGGCAACGAAGGAGAGGTTAGCATGTCAGAATTTCTTATTTCTTGGGACAGTTTGGGTGTTGAAGCTATTGTCCCTATTGGGGAATGGCGGGCTGCAAGCATTGGTGCTAAACTTGCAGGCGAAAAAGAACCCCACAACATTGACAGCACATACAATGCGTTGTTAATGCGGGCTCGCTTTAATGGTCACCGTTTCCCCCAAGTTTGGGGTGTGAATGTTGATGA